CATAATGGCCGTCAGCTGACCGCCGGAAGCCGAATGGAACGGATCCAGAGGCGAGGCACTTTTTCGCGTTGTCCTCATAACCGCGCCGGATCTTCTGGGCCAGCTCCGCGGAATAGTATTGAGCGAGGCCCTCGAAAACGGACTCGATCAAGATTCCGGACGGGTTGTCACTGATCGGTTCGGTTGCAGACACGACACGAACACCATTCTGCCGGAGTTCGTGCTTGTATCTGGCGCTGTCGTATTTGTCGCGGGAGAAGCGGTCAAGAGCATACACGATAATGGCACAAAACCGGCCCTTCCGCGCGTCCTTTATCATCTGGAGGAATTGTGGGCGGCGGTCCGTCCGGCCCGTCAGGGCGCGATCTGCATAGGTCTGGAGTACGTTGTAGCCCTCTCGTTCTGCAAAGGCCATGCAGACGTTAATTTGCTGTTCAATGGAGGCTTCACGCTGGGCGGAGGAGCTGAAGCGGGCGTAGATGACGGCGTTCATTCATATACCTCCCTATATTGCTTCATTGGCTTCTTTTTCCATCTGATAGACAGATTTCCGGGAGCCGATGTGCTTCAGGCGGTAGTGGCGCATTTCGTGCCGGTAAGTTTTTCGTTTTTCTTCAAACGAGAGGCGGGAGCTGATGTAGATGTTCGTCACACCGTCGGGGCTCTCGCGGATCGCGCCGAAGACGCCGGGAGGAAGGTCAACCTCCCGGACGCAAACATCACCATCAAATGTCATCGTTTTCTCCCTCCATTGATTTCAGTACAGCGACCGCCGCCCGGATCGCTTCCGGCTTGGCGTTCTTCGCGAGGCGGAAGAGGATCTGCTGGTCTGCGCTCGCAGCCTCTGCTTCGTCGGTATAATCGGACTGGATCAGCTGGGCGGGACTCAGCCCCAGCACCTTGGCCAGAGCGGCGACCTTATCTCTGCCCATGTTTTTGATTAGGCCGTTCTCCCATTTTCTGACGGTGGATTTCCCAACACCAACAGCGTCTCCAACCTCTTCGAGGGTCAGGCCGAGCGCTAATCTTTTATCTTTAATCATGGCCCCGATATTCTCGTTAGACATTTTCTTCGCACCTCCTGAGGGTATTATATTATAGAAGTGTCATTTATGCAACTTTTTTTTCAAAATGGGGTTGACAGGTGTCGTAAAAGACACTATAATCAGTGGTGTCTTGAAGGACACGAGCTAAGAGGAGGGCTAACACGATGAAGATCAAGGAAATGTTCAAGAAGGTTGAAGGGTACAACGAACTGGCCGAAGTAATGAACGCCGAAAAGGCGCATATCTGGTTCGCTGACAAGCTCTGTTGCTCGATCACCGATGGCGATTCCTTCACCGATTACAGTGAGTTCCGGAAATACGTTCGGAGGGAATATGTCAAGGATGTAGCGGATTTCATCCTCAATTCCGATGAATGGGAGATGAACAGCGAAGCCGATTACACCAGCAACTCTGGACGGGTTCTCACCTTTGAGATTTACATCGAACGGGATTGAATCGACGATCTGATCCCGGCAGACAGCCCCCGGAACTCCCGGAGGTTGTAGCCGGAACCAGATTCCGGAGAAAGGGGGAAATATTCGGATGAACGCAAGAAAACTGAAGGCGGAAATGGTGCTGAAGGACAAGAGCGTGGACGATGTTTGCGCGGCTGCGGGGTTTGGCAGAAGCTCATGGTTCCGGAAGATCTCCGGAGAGACTGAATTCACACAGGGTGAAATCAGCGCTATTTCAAATCTGCTCAGCCTGAATTCAGAGCAGATCGGAAGTATTTTTTTTGACCCGGAAGTGTCCTAAAAGACACATGGAGGAACCATGACGAACAGTCTCTTATTCGAACGGAACCTATACCGGGCTGTTGCCCGCTTCAAGGCAGAACACAAGGAATTGTTGGAAGAAAAAACCAGGGCGAGAAAAACGAGAGAAAGTGAGGAAAAAAGCAATGGCAAATTGGAATTATCTTGATCTGGATGCCACCAAGGCAAACATCCGAGAGACTGCGCTTAACACTGTCCACAGCATTGTCAATGATAGCAACAAGACCGCGGAAATGAAAATTGCAGGCATTAGCGCCGTACTTGACATGGTAGCTGATATCGATGAGCAGATCATGCTTGAGAAAAGCAGACGTGATAGCAAATGAGAAACACAAAGCCTTCATGCATGGGGCATTATCCGGACTGCTTCGCAAGGTGGAAAGGCACTTGCCAGCTTTTAAGAAGCACCAATTTCGGCGATCGGGAGTGCCCTTTTTACAAGAGTACTGAACAGTACATCGCGGAAGAACGAGAACAGAAAAAAGCCCGGAGCAGTTACAGCTGCTCCAGGGCCAGAAAGGATTAAAACCATGAAACAGTATAGCATAAAAGACCGGCTTTTAACAGCCCTGGCCGTTGTCCTGGTGCTGGGTGACATCGCCCTGGGGGCGCTGATCTGGCAGCGGGACCGCGAAGAACAGCAGGAAGCCATCCGGAACTCCATCCCGTTTACAAACCAGTGCATCGAGTGGACCGGGGCCGGATACCAGCAGATCGGAGGCGGAGCGAATGATTGATAAATGCCTTCCGCTGCCGAACGTAGCCGGACGCTGGACTTCCGGCGGGAAATATCCGGACACGGTCTGGGTGGAGATGAGCGACGGGAAGAAGATCGCCTATGATATTCGGATCACGCAGCCGGCGCTCCAGGAACGGCATGAGGATCATGTGGGCTATAGGAGGTGCCGAGATGCTGAATGAAAGACCGACCTGCGAGGGCTGCGAGTTTTGCCGCCTACGGATGCAGAGAGATGCTGGAGGATGGGAGGCTTACTGCACGGCCCTGTCCAAAGGCGGGAAATTTATCGCTGTGCAGTATGGATTAAAGCTGAATTGGGCCAAGCGTGAACTGCTGGACCGGCTGAACACGCGGATCTGCCCCAGCTGGTGCCCTAAGTGGCAGAGAGGCGGTGATTCGTAACGGAGTTAGACTATAAAATTCTGTCTTCCGGTTCGATTGGAAATGCTGTCAGAATCCGGAACATCATGATCGACTGTGGGATCCCTTTTAGTAAGATGAAGGAAGAGCTTTACAAGTGCCAATACTTGCTGATTACACACGATCACCAGGATCATGTAAAGCCTCAGACACTCCACCAGATTGAGAAATGGTTTCCAAACATTGAGATCTACTCCACATATAAGGTGGCCAGAATAAGTGATTCTGTGACGGCTATAAACACAGACTATCTCCCGATCTGGTTACCGCGGGCGAAATGCAATATGTGGGCCGTGCCGGTTCCCCACAATACCCTCTGCTTCGCGTATGTGATGAAATTCGAAGATATTGAACTGGTATACGCAACGGATCTAAAAAACACCGATGATCTAAGCAGATTCACAGAGGAAAACGGGTTCCAGTATGACTTCACCTTCCTGGAATCCAACTATGATGAAACGAAACTCAGGATACTTGGAGATTCGTGGCACGGCCAATATAACGCCTATGTGGACAGTTCCGAGCGCCACCTGTCAAAGGATGATTCGTTAAAGTTCTATGTGAAATATAGGACAGAAGGAGGGAAATACATTGAGTTACACAAATCCACCAGATTTTATTGATGGGATATCGATCCAGTACGGGTTGATCCGATTCGACAGCTATCTGCAATACAAATGCAGAGCTGTGGAGGCACGGGATTTTCTCAAATCTCTGGAAGTGACTCCGGAAAGCGAGCAGGCTTGTAAACGGACCGTAGCGGCCGCACGGAAAATCTCCGATCAGCTGAACGAAGCGAAGATCCGGGCGAAGAAGACTGTGCTGGAGCCTTATTTGGCCTTCGAAGACCAGGTTAAAGAAATCATCGGGATCATTAGCGAGGGCGAAACGGTAGCCAGGGAAAAGCTCAAAGAGATCGATGATGCCCGACGGGAAGAAAAAAGGACGGCCATTCGAGAGATTTGGGACGCAAGGGTTCACTCTTTTGACTGCGGTGCGTATCTGGATTTCCAGGATTTTCTGCAAGAGCGCCATTTAAACAAAACCGTAACCATGCGGGAAGTTGAGCAGGATATGGTGAGATTCTTAGTAGATAAATCCGAGGACATCCGTTTTCTCTTACAGAAACCGCGGAGAGAAGAATATATCGCAGAATATAAGAAGTGCCTGAGCCTGGGCAAGACTCTGGCCACGGTGGACGAACGGCACGAAGAGGTAAAGGCCATCAGCGATGAACCGTATATCCTTATCCGGATCTCCGGCAAGGCTAATGTGATTCTGGCGAAGCAACTGTTAAAAGATATCGACTATACAGTAATGGAGGAGAAATAATATGGAACGCATCGAAAATTGTGCAATGATTAAGGCTGAGATCGTGAACGGCACCCGGCTGGAGATGAAATTTTATGACGATGTGAACGACGTTCTGCGGACCGTCAAGTTTAACAAGCGGAGCTATGACCGTGAAAAGGGACAGTTTGTGGATGATCCGGAGAAGGCCGAGCGCTGCGAAGAGTGGAGCCAGAAATACTTCGGCTGCTCATTTGATGAAGTTCCGGAGCACGTCGGAGCTGTTCGGGACATTTACGTCTATGATAACTTCTGCTCCCTTTGGGAATCTGAAGAAACCCAGCGGGCTAAAAAGTTCGACAGCCCGATTAAGGGGATCATCAAAACCAAGATTGAAAACATTTATGTAGATAATATCGGGATCCATGTTGAGTATATGTATAATGGCGATCTCTACGAAAGCAAATACACCACCTCCGAGTTTATCCGGGATCTGAAGAAATGGGTCCGGGATCCGGAACGGGAAGCCATGGCGAAGCGTCGCTTCAAGGATATTTTCGGAAAGGATATTTCTGAAAAGGATGCTCTGATCGGCGAAGAAATCCAGGTACAGGTTAAGAAAGCTTTTTCCAGCTATTACGGGGAAATCCTTCCCCTGTAACGAGGTGTGAGAAATGACCACAGAAGAACTTTTCGAAACTTACCCGGATATCCTGGTATATGACTTCGAAGTGTTTAAAAAATTCTGGTGCGTGGTCATTTGCTCCGCGGATGGGGTCCAGACAATTGTCGATCAGAAAAGCCTGGTGGAATTCTACGACAGTCATAAAGACTGGATATGGATCGGCTACAATTCCAACCACTACGACTCTTATATTCTGGGTGCCGTGTACAATTGGATGTCTAACAAAACATTGTATGCGGCATCCCAGGACCTGATCGAAACAGGGAAAACCCAGCGAGGCGGAGGGCCACCGGAAGACTTTATCTCGTATGACACCGGAGACAGATTCAGATCCCTAAAAGAGCTGGAGGCTTTCATGGGCCACAGTATCGAGGAGTCGTCCATCCCTTTTGATTGTGACGAAGAGTTTACCGACGAAATGAAAGAAGAAACTATCCGATACTGTACCCATGACGTGCTGGAAACGGTCGAAGTTCTGAAGCGCCGGATCTATGATTTTATGGCTCAGAAAAGCTTGATCGAAACTTTTGAACTGCCGAAGCAGGATTACCGGCTTACAAAAGCCCAGCTCACGGCCAAGGTGCTGAAGTGTACGAAACATCTGAATCTGAAGAATCAGGAATGGGCAAATAAGATCCTTCCCTGCGTACAGATCCGGAAGTACACAGAGGTGCTGGACTTCTATAGCAGCAGCAAAAACTACTGCGAAGGACAGAAGAAGGAAATCGAAATTTCCGGCGTGCCTCACACCTTCGCCCTGGGCGGAATCCACGGAGCTATTAAACGCTGTCACCGGAAGGGCGATCTGCTGCACATTGACGTAACCTCCTATTATCCGTCAATCATGATCCAGCACGACCTTCTGACACGGCAGAGCAAAGAACCGGAGCTGTTCACCAAGATCTATAACAAGCGGGTGGAGCTGAAGAAGGCCGGGAAGAAGCAGGAGCAGGCCCCGTATAAGATCATCCTCAACAGCACCTTCGGCATAACCAATCAGGAGTTTTCGAAAGCCTATGACCCCCAGCGGAACCACGATGTATGTATTAATGGGCAGCTGATGCTGCTGATGCTGCTGGAAATGCTGGAAGGGACCTGTGACCTGATCCAGTCTAACACAGACGGCATTATCGTGGACTGCACCGGCCGGGACCGGCAAAAGGTCGAGGAGATCTGCCACGAATGGGAACGACTGACAAAAATGGGGCTTTCCTTCGAACAGGTGTCTGAGATCTGGCAGAAGGATGTGAATAACTACCTGATCCGCTTCGACAATGGGAAGGAAGAAGCCAAGGGAGCTTACGTCAAGTTTAACAGCGACCTGGACAACGATATGAGCATCGTGAACGAAGCGCTCCGGGAAGGACTTCGGAAAATGAGCTTCAAAGCTATTGAAGACTATATTGAAGCCCACAACAAACCGGAAGATCTGATCAAGTTCCAGAAGATAGTGAAGCTGTCCAGCAAGTATAGCCATGTATATTACGGATTCAATGAGATTAAGAACCACAAATGCTTCCGGCTGTTCGCGATATGTGACGGAGAGGTGCTGTCCAAAGCGAAAAACCAGGACGGCACCCACGAGAAGTATGCCAATACTCCGGAGAGCGCGACCGTTGTTTTCGGGGATCTTGGAGACAAGAACCTGACCGACATAACGGGCCGAACGTTCGGGATTGAATCCATTGATAAGCAATACTACATGGATCTGGCAAGAGACAGAGCGATGGATTTCGGCCTTGCAAGGTGGTGTTCGGATGCATGACGGACTGTATAAGGGGTTCATCAAATGCAACAGCGACAAGACGGCCGCGCAGCCATACAAGGACGGCGAACCGCTCCTGACGCTGGAAGAAGCCCAGCAATGCGACTCCTATGCCGGGGTGATGAACGACAATGTGGTTATGGTGGATATCGATGACAGCGGTCACGCCGAAAGGCTGAAGAGAATTATAGATGCCTACCAGATTAAATGCAGAATCACCAGGACCCGGCGCGGAATGCATTTTACATTCTTCTGCAACGAACAATTGATGAATCATAACCACATTGAAACGGCCATTGGACTGATCGCGGATTACAAGTACGGTATCAACTGCTCCTATGAGGTGCTGAAGATCAACGGCAAAGAGCGGGAGGTTGTCGCGGATCCGGAGATGATCCAGACCATTCCCCGCTGGTTATACCCGAAAAGCGACAAGGTGATCAAAGCAAACGATCCGGAGTATACCAGCATCGTCGGACTCTCCCAGGGGAGCCGGGACGAAACCCTGTTCAAGTGGAATACATCCAACTGCCGGAGGTCGAAGAACGCATCAAACAAAACCCCTTTCAATGTGCTGGCGAACATCAGCAAGCGAGACTATGACCGGCTTTTTACAATCATTAACCAGTTTATCTTCGATGACCCGCTGCCGGAAGACGAATTTAAGAAATTCCTGGATCAGCACACCTTTGAAGAGAAAACCGGTTTTGCTAAAGAGAATGAAAAGAAAGCAAAGAAGGGAGGCGAATACAGGGACCTGGTTCTGGATCTGAAGGAAGCCGCGAAGGTTCAGCAGTTCGGAAAAGCTTTGTACAGGATAGTCGACGGTAAATACTACAGACTTTTGAGCGATGTTTTTATCAATTACGAGCTGATCGCGATCCGCGGAATGGAACCAGAAAAACAGAAAGCAGCTCAAACTATGATCCGTTCCTTCCAGAAAGAAGACAACGTCAGATTCGATTCATATTATGTCGGATTTAAAAACGGCGTGATGAACTGGAGAACCGGCGACTTCTTCCCCTATGGCCAGAAGGATGTTCCGATCTTCCGGTACTTCGATGTGAATTATAACCCGGAAGCTGACACGGCCTATGTGGACGCGATCATTACGGACTGGTGCCAGGGCGATAAAGTCAAAAAGCAGATGCTTTACGAGTTAGCCGGATGCTGCTTCTATTCGGATAAGCCAATAAAAAAATGGTGGGCCATTGAGGGGAAAGCGGACACCGGAAAGTCTACTTTCCTCCGGCTCCTCCGGGAAGTTGTTGGCGATGATAACGTTGGAAGCACGCCTATCCAGAATTTGAAGGATTCAAACGCAATTGCGGAGCTGATCGACAAGCCGGTAAATATCGTTGACGATGGATCCAGCAAATTTACAACAGACCTGTCAAATCTGCGGAGAATCATCCAGGGCGATGAAATGCAAGTGAAGCTGCTATACCAGAACCGCTTCACGGTCCGGATTGAATCCAGGATGGTGTTTGTTTTCAATAAGATTCCGAGGTTCCGAGACGATAACGACGCCACAGCAAAGAAAATGCTGACAATTGGATTTAATCGGGTGTATTCGGACGAAGAGAAGGATACGAACCTGATCGACAAGCTGGTGACAGAATCCAATAAAGAAGCGTTTTTGAAGCTCGCAATCGATGGAATGCGGAAAGTTCTGGAAAGAAACCTGACTTTCACGGTTTCGGATGAATCAAAACGGATCGTCGCTCAGATCATGGAAGAAAGCGACCAGTTTGTGAGCTTTATGGCGGATACTATCTCCGATGATTATGGATGGGAAGAATTCCTGGACGGAAAAAAGACGGCCGATGTTTATGAAACGTTCCGGAGCTGGACAGAGGCGGAAGGATATCAAAGCCCACTGGTAAGAAAGCAGTTCACGGAAAGATGCTTGAAAGAGTCCGGAGCAAAGATCAAAAAGTCCCATGGGAATGCATTTTACGACTTCGGAAACAAAACGGGTGCTTAGAGGGTGCTTAGAGGGTGCTTACAAAAAAACGTAAGCACCCGCTGGAAGCGTTGATACACAAGGCTTAGAGGCCCGCGGGTGCTCAGGTGCTTACATACAGGCTTGCTTTTTAGTAATTTTTTTAAAGAGAGAAAATTATTTTTTGTAAAAGAAATTAAGCAGTATGTAAGCACCCAAGCACCCGACCGGGGTTGAGGCTTTATAAATCAATGGGTTGAGCCGGGTGCTCAGAAAAAAACGTAAGCACCCGGTAAGCACCCGGTAAGCACCCGGTAAGCACCCAAACGCAGAAATGGAGGTAAATATGAGTTTAACACGTTTAACTGACAGAATCGAACCGGAAGGACCCGATGGCGGAGAAGTCGTCGTCCGGCGGTATGGAATGTGGGGAACAAGTTCCGAGATCGAAGTTCGTGGAAAGAACAAATACTTTGTTGTGCATCCTAATAAGAAGGAAAAGAATTTCAGAACGCTGGCGGAGGCCGAGAAATACCTGGAGGAATGTCTATGAAACTGTTTGATAAGCTCCGGAGAAAAGCCCAGTGGAACGTTTATAACATGTTTGATCTGTACGAATTTGCCGAATGTTCAAACTGTGGAGCAGAAGTCGAACCGGACTTCTCATTGTTCCCGGAGATCATCTACCCGGAGCGCTGCCCGGAGTGCGGGGCCAAGATGGTGGATACCGTGGCGGTCAGCTGATTGGAGGTGATGCGATTGTTTGTGATTGTAAACACCAGAGGCAAGGGAAAGGTTTATTTCGTTAAGGTTGAGAAGAGCAAGAAGGCGATCTGGACGACCGGTCCTTATGGCGAGATCCGGAAGAAGCGCGGAGGCGAGATGCACACCACGCATGAGGAATCCGTTGTGGTATACACGGAATACGTCCAGAAAGCGGCAACATACGAAACCAGAGAAGCCGCTGAGAGTGTGATTGCGGAGAATTCAATTCTTCGGTTCTGTCAGGTGGTGAAGTGGGATGACTGACAGGGAAAGAGCTATCGTAATGGCATACACGGGTATTGTGATGCTTTGCGGAGACAAGCTGCATATTTTCTATGAATACGTTTCAGAAAAGCTTGGTCGTCCCATCTGGACGCACGAGTTTTTCCGTCAGGCTGACACGATCAAAGAGCTTTCGAAGGAAGATTTCTTAAGTCTGTGCGCCGGGAAGCCGTATCCAAAGCCGGAACTCGGTAAAGGGGTGAAACAAAATGGCTGACAGGGAGAAGGTTATCAAAGGGCTGGAGCGTTGCAAACTGTATAATAAGGTTAATTGTGACAAATGTCCTTATGATTACAACGGCAGGGGAGAAGGGAAAAGTGAGTGTACCGCTGAATTGGCTTCCGATGCCATTGCCCTGCTGAAAGAACATGAACAGGATATTCAGAAACTTATAGCAGATTTGGACGATTTGCGAAAAGAGCATGAAAAGCTACTTGATAAAAAGATTCCTTTAATTACAAATGGTCAAGAGGTTATCCGGTGCAAGGATTGCCGATTCCGGGATGATCCCAACAGCGTGATTTCTGAATGGTTACCATGCCAATTTGCGAGAACACCTGATGATTGGTTTTGCGCTTGTGGTCGAACAGCTCGGAAATCCAGAACAGTTGTAAGGTGGTGACAGGATTGGATGTCGAGAGAATGAGAAAGGCCATGGCCAAGATGGGCTATAACCAGAAGAAGCTGGCAGACGCGTCAGGAATCACTCCGGAGGCTATCGGCCGTTATCTCAAGAACAAGCGTATCCCTAACAGTTACCAGCTGCAGCAGATTGCCCACGCTCTCCATGTAAGCATGGATTACCTCATGGGCGACGGCGACGAGAACGGAGGCGGTTAATGGAATGGTAAACTTGACCAAGATGCGAACGTTAATCAGTATCGAGACCCGGATCGGCGAGAAGCGAGCGCGGGTATTCTCCAAAGCAACAAAGATCACGACCTCAATCACTGGAATGCCGCACGGTGGCGGGAACCAGAGCAAGGTGGAAGCCGGAGCAATAGAGCTTGCGGAGATCGACGATGCATATGCTGAAGTATACTCTGATCTGTCCAGTATGCGGGCGGAGCTGTCCCCGCTGATCGGTTCCCTATCAAACCCGGACGACATAGCGGCGCTTCGCTACCGGTATATCATAGGCGTCCCGCTGCGGGATATCCCCAGCATGATGTGCGTGTCGGAGAGAGCGATGTTCTACCACCTGTCATCCGGGGAGCATCAGCTGACCAGGCTCTACCCTGATAATGTATGCCTGCGGTGATGAATGTTTGCATTGATTTGCAGTAGAATGTCATGATATGATGTATTCATGGAAGAGTGTCCAGAGCAGGACGCTCTTTTCTTTTTGCTTGTGGGTGCTGCGGGGTTCCACTCCTCCCCTGTGGCGGGACGTGC